TAACCTTGATGGAGTAACTGCTGAAGTCAATGCTCAAGGATACATCATACTGTCTCATGCATACGGCGGCAGTATCCTGTTGCAAAACGGAAGCAGCAGCAGTACTATTGTAAGTCTTGCAGGTTTTGTGCCCAACGACGGTGTCGCAACCACAGTCACAGTCAATGCAAAGACCAATACTTATTTTGGCAGCACAGGCTTGGGCGGTAACGGTAGTGTTGTTGAACTCAGTAACTGGGTCGATGGCAGCACTTGGGAACTGGGAACAGAAGTTTACTATCAGCCCACAGCACCTGATCGCTTGCCTGACAACGGCACATATTGGTACTACTCGGCTGCCGATCAAGTGGACATCATGATCAAAGATGGCGGTCAATGGAAAGGTTATTATAATGTCACTGCTGATATCCGTGGCTATAATCTCAGTACAGGATTAAACACAGATGGTCCTATTATAAGTCCTACAGAGCCTACTACTATCACAGTCAACGGCAGCGAAATTCAACTGACAAGTCAAGTGGGTCAGTTGTGGATTGACACCAGCGATCTTGATAACTATCCTATCGTAAAACGCTGGCAAGAAATAGCACCCGGTGATTATCAGTGGGTGTTGATAGACAATGCTGATCAGACTGGCCAGAATGGTATTTTGTTTGCAGATGCACGCTGGGCTACTTCGGGTTCAGTTGATCCTGTTAATGATCCCATTCCTACTATCAAAAGTTTATTGACCAGTGATTACTTGGACTTGGATGCTCCCGATCCTGATCTATATCCTGAAGGTATTTTGCTTTGGAATATGCGTCGTTCGGGCTTTAATGTTAAGGCCTTTACCACCAACTACTTTACAGCACAGAAATATCCCGATGATACTTTGCCCACGTATTCGTATACCTGGGTCACAGCATCTGGTCTGCGTGACAACGGCGCTATGTATGCTGGCCGCAAAGCACAGCGTGCATTGATTGTACAGGCTCTACGTGCTGCTATTGATGTCAGTTCTGAGGCACGCGAAGATGCACGTATATTCAACTTGTTGGCCTGCCCGCAGTATCCAGAGTTGATCCAGAACTTGGTAGTACTCAACAACGACCGCAGCAACACAGCATTCATCATTGGTGACACACCAATGAGACTGCCTGCATTGAGTCAGCCGTTGCAGGCCTATGCCACCAACGATTTGGCTGGTGCGCAGGTGTTGCCTGAAGATTATGTAACCACAGGTGATCCTTATGTGGCCACATACTATCCTTCGTGTCAGACCAACAACACCAATGGTGCCACAGTGGTACAACCGCCCAGCCACATGATGCTGCGCACGTATGTTCGTTCAGACGAAGCCAGCTATCCATGGTTTGCTCCGGCAGGTACACGTCGTGGTGTGATAGACAATGCTGCACGCATTGGTTACATCAACGGTCAGACTGGCGAGTTTACACAAACCAATATGGGCCGCGACCTGCGTGACATCTTGTATGAAAACGCCATCAATCCTATCACGTTTATTCCTGGCACAGGCATCACTGCTTATGGTCAGAAGACACGTTACAATGTGGGATCTGCATTGAATCGTGTGAACGTGGCACGCTTGATTGTTTATCTGCGTACACAGTTGGCCACAGCAGTACAACCATACTTGTTTGAGCCCAATGATGCGTTTACACGCAGCCAGGTCTTGGCCACAGTGACGACGCTGTTGAATGATTTGGTAGCCAAACGTGGTCTCTATGATTACTTGGCAGTGTGCGATGAATCAAACAACACACCTGAGCGTGTGGATCGCAATGAACTGTATGTTGATGTTGCTGTTGAACCAGTTAAAACAGTTGAATTTATCTACATACCGATCCGTGTCAAGAACACAGGGGAGATCTCGGCAGGAGCATAAAATAAGGGGCGACCCTTATTTTAGCTTCCAGACCCAGGGCTAAATAACAGTAACAGGAGAAATCGAAATGCCACTTTCATCACAGACCGTACAGAGCTTGCAGAACCTAACAGTACCTATCGAAGGTCAGGGTAATCAAGGCCTGTTGATGCCCAAGCTCAAGTACCGATTCCGTGTACTACTCTACGGCTTTGGTGTTACAACAGCAACCACAGAGTTGACCAAGCAGGTCATTGACTTTGCTAGACCCAGTGTGTCATTTGAAGAAATGACTATTCCTATTTACAATTCCACAGTTTATCTGCCAGGAAAACATTCATGGGAAGCCAGCACATTGAACGTTCGCGATGATGCTTCGGGTTCGGTTACAAGATTAGTAGGCGAGCAACTGCAGAAACAATTGGATTTTTATGAGCAGGCCAGTGCCACAGCTGGTGTAAACTACAAGTTTTCCATGCAGTGTGAAATACTGGATGGCGGCAACGGTGCTCTTGAGCCAGTGGTATTGGAAACCTGGAACTTGCTGGGCTGCTATCTAGCCAGTGCCAACTACAACGATTTGAACTATGGTTCCAGTGAGCCAGTAACAATTTCTCTAAGCATTAGATTTGATAATGCACTGCAAGGCGTTGATCCCACATCAGGCGGCGGCGTTGGTCAACAGTTGGGCGGAGCAGTCAGTAGAGCTCTTGGTTCTATAACTGGCGCAGGTCAAACTGGCGGCTAATCTAGGAGGGCTTGATGGCCTTCGGTAATGACTTCATAAAAGGGTTCTTGAGCGGGATCACCGGTCCTCAGCTCAAGGACTATCAACACGCATCAAAAACATTTGTACCTAACGCATTTGCTTATGCGCCCAAGGTCAAGTTTCTATTCCATTGTGTGTTCAACATCAACGGCCAAATTCCAGGAATCACGCAACTGCTGGGAGAAGCCAATACCACTATCAGCAAAACAGTCAAGAGCGTGCAATTGCCCAGTTATCAATTTCAAGTAGAAGAACTCAATCAGTACAATCGCAAACGCTATGCCAATACCAAGATCAATTACAATCCTGTTCAAATAACTTTTCACGATGACAACAGTGATCTAGTTCGTCAGATGTGGTATGCCTATTATCAGTATTATATCAAAGACAGCCAATACAGTTACAACGGAATTCCCGCCAGCAACGGCAGCGCCGGATCAGATCCAACATTTGCAGGATTTAGTTACAACTCAAACGACATCTATGCAGGCGAGCGCCAGATTGGAGACTTTGGTTTGGTAGGCGAAGGACGAGGATCACCACTACAGAAACAACCTGGTGCGTCAACCAACTTCTTCAATGACATCACTATCTTTGGATTCAATCAGCACAACTACAGTGCCTACACATTGATAAATCCTGTGATCACGGATTTTGCACACGATACTTACGATTATGCCGCCGGCGGCGAAACCATGCAGAATACCATGACCATCAAGTATGAATTGGTCAAGTACTATTCGGGCGCATTAAACGGTGCTACCAAAGCCGGCGCACCTCCAGCATTTGGGCAAACTGCTGACTATGATCAAGTTTCCAGCGCCATTACCAGACCCGGTGGCAATGCTACCATATTAGGCAAAGGCGGATTGATTGATGCAGGACAAGGCATACTGAATGACCTGGCAGCAGGCAACCCCATTGGTGCTGTTCTGCAAGGTGTGCGCACATATCAGACATTCAAAGATAAAAGTTTAAAATCTATTGCCAAGCAAGAAGTCACACAGGTTGGCACCCAGGTCTTGAGTCAAGGGGTCGAAACAGTGATAAGAAATCAAGTACCAGCCATCAACAAAACCCTAAGCTCTTTCTTTCCCACACCGCCCAAAGGCAACAATACCAATACTGTTCCGCAGACCAACACACCTAGAATCAGTGGCGGCAACTAATCCTTAGTTTGGTAAAATACACAAGGTAAATATTCATATGCCTAGCGTAAACAACCCAGACAATGTGAAAGATCGAACCAGTGCTGTGTATCAGCAGTTTAATGCTGCCTACGACGGCATCTATGGTTATGGTGTAGATCAAGATACCTATGATTATACTTTGGGTTATTTTGAAAAAAATACCAACAACAAACAAGCCGCTGCCGCATTTACAGACAATCTTTTTAGGATTGCAGCAAATTTCCAAAGCAACGGTGAAAACATCACTGTTCAAGATCTGTTACAGCAGATCAACAACAGCCAGGGCATAACCATTGACACGCTAATGGCCTATTGGTTGAATCAAATCCAAAGCACCAGCACACTGTTGGGTACTGTGCGCAAGTTCAGCAGTAACTACTACGTGACCAGGACCATACTAGATTGAAATGTCCAAGTTTGCTCAAGGGGAATTTGTACCCCAAAATCCCGACAAGTACGTAGGCCTAGGTCGTCCCAGATATCGTTCGGGCTGGGAGTTGAGTTTTATGAACTTCTGCGACAACAACAAAAACATCATCAAATGGGCCAGTGAAAGCATACGCATTCCTTATCAAAACCCCGTGACAGGCAAGCAGACCATATATGTGCCTGATTTTCTGGTGCAGTATCTGAACAAGAAAAATCAAATCTGCACTGAGGTAGTGGAAATCAAGCCCAAGAAGCAAAGCATCATTGAAAGCAAGGCCAGCAATAGAGAACGCTTGACTGTGGCCATCAACTATGCCAAGTGGGACGCTGCTACCAAGTGGTGCCGCAGACAGGGTTTGACTTTTAGGGTAGTCACAGAAGAAGACATATTTTATCAAGGAGGTCGTAGGTGACCAAAAAATTAGAAGAATTGTTTGAATTACCGCAGGACGAAGAAACCGTGGTGGAAACTCCTGCTGTACAGATCGAATCAGAAGATGTGCCCGTTACTGCCACAGCGTTGGCCAACTTGGAACGCATAGAGTCGGCCCTGCCTGCCGTCAAGGGCCTGGAAGCAGCCGACACTGAAATTGACGAGTTGGTGGGCTTGGCCAAAGAAAGCTACGAAGATTTGATGAATCTAGGCATGCAAGTGGACAGCAGATATGCAAGTGAGATATTTGCTGTGGCTGGTACCATGTTGGGCCACGCTATCACTGCCAAAACAGCCAAAGTAAACAAAAAACTGCGTCAAATCGACCTGCAACTCAAACACGCCAAACTCAAAGGCGATCAACTGCGTCAATCAGAAGACTCAGTCAGCGGACAGGCTGCTATACCCACAGCAGAAGGCGTGATTTTAGATCGCAACGAACTCATGCGTAGGCTAAAAGAAGGCGAAGTAAAACATTAAAAACGCTAAATAAATCATAAACTAGGAATGACCTATGAAAAGTTTTAAAGAATACCTAATAGAAGATGCCAGGGAGTTCAGTTACCGCATAAAAATTGCCGGTGAACTGGATGCCAAATGCCAGGCAGATATCAAGCAACGCCTAGACAAGTACGATGTGGTGTCAATGAGCACGGCCAAAAAAACGCCTATCCTGGCCACACCTTCGGATTTTCCTGGCTTGAAAAACATCGAAATCAACATTATTGATTTTACATTCAAGTATCCGGCCAGCCTAGATGAGATCCAGCAGCAGGTTCACTTGTGCGGTGTGCCAACTGCCAACATCGTGGTAGTGGATCGCAAGTGGGACGACAGCATTGAAAAGGATGCCGAAGGACAGTTGGATACAGAAAAAACCAGCGAAAAAGATTCTTTGTTAATGACCACAGATCTAGGCGCACCCAGTGCCGAGCAAAAAGAACTCAGCAAACGCTATGCCACTAGAGATGCTGCCATGGCAGCAGAAGCAGCCAAAGACGGTGCAAAGTTTGAAGTAGCCGGTGGTAAAACACCCAAAGCAAAAACCACCAATGACTTGCCACAGGACAATACCAGTCCTTTCAGTCGAGTAAGCCGCCCTGCCAAAATGCGTGCCGGCGATATGACCATCAACGTAGGAAAATAATCATGAACATTTACAACGTATTAGACAAACTCAAAGCCATTGCTGAAAAAGATCCTCACTATCGTGATGCGGCCAACAACACTCAGGCATATGGTTTCAAGACTGTGAGCGAAGGTGTGCATGGTGAAACCTGCAACGAATGCGGTATGTATGAAAGCCACTGCGAGTGCCCCGAAGGCGAAGTCATGGAAGGCGACAAGCCGGACTTCTTGGATCTTGACAAAGACGGCGACAAAAAAGAATCCATGAAGAAAGCCGCAGCAGACAAAAAAGAAGTTAAAGAATCGCCTGAACTCAGAGGCATACTCAAGCACGCTGGTATCACCATGATCACACCCTCGGGCACCATGGCCAATCAAGCAGATAGCCTTGTGGAAAGCATAAACCGCACAAAGTCTATCCTGAATGAAAACTATTCGGGTGGATTGAATCTAACACCTGTGGCTGAAGTTGGTTACAGCGCCAAGAAGGCCAGTGCTGGAAAAGACATTGGCAAGCCTGGCAAGAATTTTAGTAAAATTGCAAAGTCAGCCGGTGAGCGCTATGGCAGCAAAGAAGCCGGTGAAAGAGTAGCAGGTGCTGTGTTGGCCAAACTACGTGCCAAAGAATCTGTGGGCGAAGATACCATGGATGAATCTGCACTACAAGCATATCTCGGCAAGAAAAAATATGGCG